TCCGATGCCCGCCGCAAGCACGCCACCAGGCTGATCCGCGATCACGGCGAGGAAGGCTTCCGCACCGCCATCAGGGCCATCATCCGCTCCCGGTTCCTCCGCGGCGACAACGATACTGGCTGGCGGGCCGATGTGGATTTCCTGCTGCAATCCAAATCCTTCTTGAAGCTCATCGAGGGCGCATATGACCGAAGCAACCGGGCAAGACCTGATCACCGCCACGAGCCCGACGGCGCAGTGGCTTTCCTCCAGCAGCGTCTTGGGATTGACGGAGATCCGGGCCCTGCCGGAGAGGCTGGACGATGGGATGATCGAGAAGCTGGAGGCAGTGATCTCGTGCCCCGCCGTTCAGCCTGAGCCTTGCCCGCCGCAGTATCTCGAAAAGGCGCTGATGGCGATGATGGCGGTGCTGCCGCGCCAGGGCAAGGATGCCGCCACTGGTGCTGTGATGGTCAAGCAATACCTGCTCAAGCTGTCCAAGCACCCCAAGGGCGCAATCGAGTACCTCTGGGCCACGTCGATCGATCGGTTGAAGTGGTTTCCGACCGTGGCCGAGTGCAACGAGATCATCGCGGAATGGACTTCACGCGCGGCCGAACAGCGGCATGTCAAGGACATCGCCGGCAGCCGGATCAAGCGCGAGAAGCAGGCCCGGTTCGATGATGCGATGCGCGCCCTGCAGAAGGGGCTGCTCGGCCAGGCCGAGATCGACGCGCTGCCCGAGAAGTGGAAGCTCCATGCCGTGACGGCGGGCCACCTCTGGCTGCTGAAGAACGGCGAGCACCATGCCCGGCCGGCATTCCTCTGGATGACCGATGCTCAAGTGGAAGAACAGCGCGCCCTGGTGGCGCAGTGGCAAGAGGAAGGTTTGCTGTGATGAGCCAAGCAGAACTGTTTGAGATTGGCGAATGCATCAGCCCCGCCCATCTCACGCCGGCGGAATCGATCGCCTATCGGATGATCTATGATGCGGCTGAGGCGGGACAGCCTTGCCCCATGAACATCGACATCGAGATCGAGATCGGCGCGTCGTCGTCGAGCATGGGCCCCAAGACCGTCGCGCGCCTGGAGGCCAAGGGCCTGATCAAGGTCGATCGGCACCACCGCGCGCGTATCGTCACGATACTGGCCACGGGCAAAGAGACTGCCTGCCCCCCTGATCAGCGCGTAGACCTGCCGCGCCGGGACCGTGGCACGCATAGCGACGGACCTCTGATCACTGCGCTGGCGGAACTTGGTGTGCCTGAGCATGTGGCCGACCTGATGCTTGGCGGGCTGCCTGCCTTGGGCAAGCTCGATCGCTTACTTGACCGGGCGAAGGAGTGCGTGGCGCGTCGGCGCAATGGTTATCTTCTGGGGGATCGTTGATCGTGGCTTTTTCGAAACGGCGCCGTGCCGCAGCATTGAAGAAAGTGCTGGACGGATTGAGCAAGGGCATTCCCCTGGCGGTGATCTGCCGGGAAGAGGGAATGCCTTGCGATGATACTGTGCGTGCCTGGGCTGATGCCGATCAGGAAATCGCTCGGGCCATCGCGCGCGCGCGCGAACTAGGCTTTGATGCCATCGCGATGGATGCTTTGGCTATCATCGATGAAGAGCCGGAACACGTCATCACCACAATCGGCGAGGATAGGACTGAGCGGCGCATCGACAGCGCCTCGGTGAAGCGCGCCAAGAACCGGTTCGAAGCACGGCTCAAGCTGCTCGCGAAGTGGGATCCGAAGCGCTACGGCGAATTGATCAAGCACGGCAACGCCGATGGGTCGAACTTCGACCTGGCCAGCGAAGTCGAGGCCGCGCGCCGGAGGGTTTCCGGTGGCGCGTAATCCCAAGGCTGAACTGGCCGCCGACATTGGCGGCTTCACCCACGATCCGCTCGGCCATGCGCTCTATGCTTTCCCGTGGGGAAGGGGGGAACTGGAGGGCATCTCCGGGCCACGCACATGGCAGCGCGAGGTGCTGACCGAAATACGTGACCACCTGCAAAACCCAGCCACCCGGCACAACCCGCTGCGCATTGCCCGCGCCTCTGGTCACGGTATCGGCAAGTCGGCGCTAATCTCGATGGTGATCAAATGGGCGCTCGATACCTGCCCGGATGCACGTGTGGTGGTGACGGCAAACACGCAAGACCAGCTGGACAGCAAGACCAGCCCGGAAATCCACAAGTGGGCGCGCATAGCTCTGACGGGCGACTGGTTCAATCTGAACAAGCGGTCGATTGTCTCCACCGCGCCGGGTCGGTCATCATCCTGGCGTTGCGATCTGGTGACCTGGAGCGAGCACAACACCGAAGCGTTCGCTGGCCTGCACAACCAAGGCCGCCGCATCGTGCTGATCTTCGATGAAGCGAGCGGCATTGCCGACAAGGTGTGGGAAGTGGCGCTGGGGGCCATGACTGACGCTGATACCGAGATTCTGTGGCTGGCATTCGGAAACCCGACGCAGAACACGGGCGCTTTCCGCGAATGCTTCGGCAAGCAGCGCAATCTCTGGCGCACGGCGCAGATTGATAGCCGCACGGTGGAAGGCACCAACAAGGCCTATCTGCAAGAGCTATGCGACACCTATGGCGAGGACAGCGATATCGCCAAGGTCCGCGTGCGCGGCATGTTCCCTTCGGCCAGCAGCATGCAGTTCATTGCCCTGGGCGACGTGGAGGCGGCGCAGAGCCGCGAGATACCGGCGGGCCTGCCCGGTGATCCGATCGTGTTCGGCGTGGACTGTGCGCGCTATGGCGACGACGAGAGCGTGCTTGCCATTCGTCGGGGCCGCGATGCCCGATCGATCCCGTGGCGTTCATGGGGCCAGGTCGATGCCATGACGCTGGCCGGCGACATAGCGCTTGAAGCTGCGCGCCTGCATCCCGATGCGATCTTTGTCGATGCGGGCAACATCGGCGCCGCCGTGGTGGACCGCCTGCGCCAGCTGATCCCTGACACGCCTGTGATCGAGGTATGGTTCGGCGGCAAGGGGCGTGATGCTGAACTGGAGCCGGGCGTCACGGTGCCCACGGCTGACAAGCGCGCTGAAATGTGGACGCGCATGCGGTCTTGGCTGCGATCTGGCGCGATCCCGGACAAGGAACGGCTGCGGGATGACTTGATCGGCCCAACCTACGCCTTTGCCGCCGATGACACGCGCGTGAAGCTGGAGCGCAAGCCAGACATGAAGAAGCGCGGCTTGCCATCGCCTGACTGGGGCGATGCTTTGGCCTGCACCTTTGCTGAGCCGGTGATGCCACGTCGGGTGCCTGGCTATCTCGATCCTGACAACTATCCCCGCGATGAAGCTGGGCGCTATGGGGAATTGGACTGATGCCGGCTGAACTCCACGTCATTCCCTGCGAGCCGCGTGGTGATGATATCCGCCGTGCCCTGCTGGATATTCTCGTGCTGGCCCGGCGTGGCGAACTGTCATCGGTAGCCATCGCCTATGTTGATCGCGATGGATGCACGGGCTGCGCCTATTCCGAAGCGCCGTCACGCGCCACGCAGGTTGGATCGGTCGAAGCCATGAAGCACCGCCTTCTGCAAGTCTGGCTGGACTGATGCGCGGGATTCACGCCCCACAACACCCGGCATAGGCCTGTCTCCTGCATCGACAGGAGGAACCCATCTGCAGCACGCCCACCGTTCCGACCCCGCCCGCCCGGCAAGCCCAGAAGCTGCCCGATGCAGGCGCGTCGGCTAGCGCGACCACTGACAACAGCTGGCGCAAGGCTATTCTGGCCGGCATGGTCACGTCGCCACAGGGTGTGCTGGGGTCGCCCACCACCAGCAAGGCGACTCTCGGCTGATGGCAGACCGGCCCATTCTCTCGACCCGTGGTCAGGCTGGGCCGCTGGTAGATGAGCGCTCGCGCGCCATCCGCAAGCACTGCGAAATGCGCCTGGGGCAGCTGAAATCGATCCGCAGCGACTATGAGCAGGAAGCGGAGCAGATCGCGCGCTTCGCCCAGCCCGCGCGCTCGCGGTTCCTTTCCAACAGCAAGGACCAGAACAGCGGTCGGCGACGGCAGTGGAACAAGACGCTGTTCGATCCCCACGGCATTGAGGCATTCCGCACGCTGACCAACGGCATGACCTCGGGCCTGTCGAGCGCATCACGCCCGTGGTTCACACTCAAGACCGCCGATGATGCCATGATGGATGAGCCGGGCGTGCGTGATTGGCTCTCCGAAGTTGAGCGCCGCATGTACACGTTCTTCGCGCGCACCAACTTCTATGGCGCCGTCAAGGCCGGCTACGGCGAAATGGGCCTGTTCGGCACAGAAGCCTGCGTGATGGTCGAGCATTGGCAGGCCGGCGCAGTCTGCCATCCGCTGACCTTTGGCGAATACTGGATCGCCATGTCCGATGCGATGGTGCCGGATACGCTCTATCGCCTGGTCGCTATGAGCGTGAAGCAGGCCGTCGACACGTTCGGCGATGCTGTCTCTCGTCCAGTTCGGGCGATGTACGACCGCAGCCAATACGACAAGACCGTCGAAATCTATCACGCGATCGAGCCCGATCCTGACCACATGCCCGGCAAGATCGGGGCAAAGCCGTGGCGCAGCGTCTATTGGGAAACTGGCGGTAATGCCGGCTCGCTGCTCAAGGTGTCGGGCTATGCTGATCAGCCGTTCTGGGCGCCGCGCTGGGACGTGGTGGGCGGCGACACCTATGGCGTGTCACCCGGCATGGAAGCCCTTCCGGCCCTGCGCGAATTGCAGATGCAGGCCAAGCGCCGTAACGAAGCGATCGACGCCATGGTCAAGCCCGAGAAGATCGTGCCGCCTGGCGTGCGTCTGACTGGGGAGCCGGGCCGCACCGTCACCGCGTCGGGCGTGGACAAGGATGGCGTGCTGATCCCGTACCAGATGCCCTATCAGGCGGTGGCTGCGATCGGTGCTGAAATCGACAAGTGCAAGCAGCAGATCGACGGGCTTTCCTTTGCGGACCTGTTCAACGCGATCACCAACATGCGTGGGGTGCAGCCCCGCAACATGGAAGAGATCGCGGCGCGCAATGAGGAAAAGCTGACCCAGCTTGGCCCGGTGATCGAGCGCGTGGGCAACGAGAAGCTGGAAGTGGCCATTGATCGCGCCTTCGGCATCATGAGCCGTGGCGGGATGCTATCGCCTGTGCCCGAAGCGATCAGCGGCGCGCAGATTAACGTCGAGTTCGTGTCGATCCTCCAGCAGATGCAGCGCATGGTCGGCATCGGCCAGATCGAGCGCGTGGTGGGCTTTGTTGGCAATCTGGCGGCTGCGCATCCCGAAGCGCTCGACAAGATCGACTTTGACGAGGCCATTGACGAATACGGCTATCGCGCCGGCACACCCGCCAAGCTGATCCGCACCGCTGACCAGGTGCAGCAGATCCGCGACCAGCGCGCGCAAGCCCAACAGGCTCAACAGGCCGCAGCTATGGCCCCAGTGGCCAAAGACGGCGCGGCGGCGGCTGAACTGCTGTCGCGGACAGACGTGGGCGGCGGCCAGAGCCTGCTTGGCCGGATGCTGCCAGCATGACGCAGGAGCAGCGCGACGCAGAGCATCTGCTGCGCCAACCCGAGTTCCTGCGCTTCCTCAGTGCTGCGATTCACGCCGCCGGGATCGTGGGGCAGCAAGTCGGAGCCGATGGGCATCTGACGCGCGATCTCAGTTTTCTTGAGGGGCGCCGCAGCCTGGGGTTCGAATTGCTGCACATGGCCCACGCCGGCCAGCCCGAGCAAATCCGCGCCAGCGACACGCAGGCCCTGACCACGCTTACCGCAGCCCTTCGCCAAACTCTCAACTCACAGGACAAGCCCAATGAGCGACGCCGCACCCGCAACGACCGATACGCCGACATCCCCGACACCGACGCCTGATGCCGCGCCCGCTGCGCCGGCTGCTGACACGTCGGTGTTGGGCGGTGAACTGCCGGCTGCCGATCCTGCGAAAGAAGCGCCCGCGACCACGCCCGCAGCCGATCCGCCCGCGCCCGCAACCGACGCGCCCGTCGTGCCGGAAAAGTATGAGCTGTCGCTGGAAGGCATGACGCTCGATCCCACGCTGGTCGATGCTGCCGACCCGGTGTTCCGCGATCTCGGCCTGACCAACGAACAGGCCGGCAAGTTGCTGCCACTTGCCCAGCAGGTGCAGGAGCGCACCACGCAGGCGCTGATCCAGCAGCTGACCGATGGTGCCGCCGCGCAGAAGAAGGAATGGCTCGACGCGTTCACGGCTGATCCTGAAATCGGCGGGGCCAATCGCGAGCAGACTGAACACCTGGCTGCGCGTGGTCTGGATGCCTTGGGCTTCACCAAGGATCATCCGTTCCGCAAGGCCCTGACAGAATCCGGCTTTGGCAACCATCCCGATATGATCCGCGCATTCCGCGCTGTCGGCCAGATGGTCGGTGAAGACGGCACTTTCGCGCGCGCTGGCGCCGGAAGCGACAACCGCCCCGTCTGGGAGCGGCTCTACCCCAACGACTCCCAGCGATAAGGAAGCCTCATCATGGCAATTCTCGGAACCTCCTACTGGAACTTGATCGACGTTTTGAAGGTCAGCCAGGACGGCATCGGCGATGTCGTCGAAGCGCTGACGCAGCTGACGCCCTTCATGAAGGACGCCAATGTTGTCACCTGCAACGACGGCACCGGCCACCGCACCAGCATTCGCACCGGCCTGCCCAGCGTGGCCTGGGGCGCGCTCTATCAGGGCATTCCGCAGTCCAAGGGCAACTACACCGAAGTGAAGGACACCACGGGTTTCGTGGAAGGTCTTTCGACGGTCGATGAGCGCCTGCTCAACCTCAAGCCTGCCGAAGCGGCCAAGCTGCGTCTGGTGGAAGGTCAGGGTTTCCTGGAATCGATCGCGCAGACGGTGGATAGCGCCATCTGGTATTCCGATACCAAGATCAACGGCAAGCAGTTCCATGGCCTGGCGCCGCGCTACAACTCGCTGTCGAATGCCAACGTCATCAACGGCGGTGGCTCGGGCAGCGACAACACCTCGATCTGGATGGTCACGCATGGCGACATGCAGACCAGCATCATCACGCCGGAGAACATTCCGGCGGGTGTCCAGCGCGAGGACATGGGCCGCCAGCGCGTGCTCGATGGCAGCGGCAACCCCTACTACGTGAAGGAAGAAAAGTTCACGCAGCATGTGGGCCTGACCGTGCGCGATTGGCGCTTCAATGGCCGCATTGCCAATATCGACGTGTCCGACGTGATCGCCGGCACCGTTGCGGTCAATCCGCTGCTGCGCAAGCTCTATTACAAGCTGCAGGGCCGTCGCGCCTACAAGATGGAGCGTGAAGGCCAGATCAGCGCCGGCCGCACGGTCATCTACATGAACAAGACCATGCTCGAAGCTCTCGATGCGGAATCGACCAATGGCCGCAGCGGCGTGGACAACTTCGTGCGCCTCACGCCGATGGAAATCCAGGGCGAGGAAGTCATGACCTGGCGCGGCATGCCGATCCGCGAAACCGACGCGCTGCTGAACACCGAGACGCTGGTCTCGTAACTGCTCAACCGGGCCGGGGGAAGCCTCGGCCCCACATAAGGAATCGTCACATGATTTTCGATAATTCCCTCCTTCTGAGCAGCGCGCAGGCCATCACTGCTTCGGCTGCTTCCACCAACGTCATTGATCTGGGTGCCACCGGCACGCCTTACAATTCGTCCGTGCCCCTGACGCGCGATATCGGGCGCGGTGAGGAAGTCGAACTGTCCGTGGCTGTCGTGGCCTCGTTCAACAACCTGACGTCGCTGACGGTCGGCGTGCAGACCTCGCCTGACAACTCGACGTGGACAACGCGCTATCAGGGCGAAGCTGTGCCGCTCGCGTCGCTGGTGGCGGGCTATCAGTTCAAGTTCCCCTGCTGCTTCGACGAAGGCACCGACACGCGCTATGTGCGGCTCTATTACACCGTGGCCGGCACCGCGCCGACCGCCGGCAGCATCACCGCTGGGCAGGTGGCAAGCCGCCAGACCAACAGCAGCTATGGGGGTCGTTGATCATGGCGCGCTACAAGAGCGAACAGCCGGTCTATCTGAGCAATGAGGGCCGCTACATCGTTGCCGGTGAAGAATTCACCGCCGACCATGTGCCCGGCTCGACCTGGCAGCCGCTGGACGACGAGGCCAAGGCGGCGATCGATGACCGTGACAAGGCCAAGGACGATGCGCCGCCCAGGCGCGGGCGCAAAGCGGCGACCGATACCGCAGAATGAAGCAGGGCCGGGGGAAACCTCGGCCCTTTTCGTTGGGATTCACCGCTAGCGACCATGGCCATAGGTTCGCGGCATGGCTGCCCTTATCGACCTCTGTAACCGTGCCCTGGCCCAGATCGCGGCCGGGCAGATCGCTGACTTTACGGAAGGCACCATGGAGGCGCGCGAGGTGTCGCGTTTTGCTTCTCCGCTGCTTCTTGAGGTTGCCGACTGGACCGAATGGCACTGGATGATCAAGCGCCAGGCGCTGGCCTCGGTCGCGAACGATCGGCCGGCCGAATGGCTCTATGCCTATGCAGAGCCCGCCGACATGGCGCAGCCCCTGGCATTGCGCCAAGTCGAGGATGCCGCCACCGATCTGCCGATCGCCGGGCCATATCCCTTTCCCTTTCAGGATGCGATCCCGCTGGCCTATCTCCACGAGGGTGGCCGCATCTATGCCAACGTGCCTACAGCCACGCTCGTCTATGCGCGCAACAGCTTGGAAGCTGGCGACATGCCACCACTGGTCGCGCGCGCGTTCGAACTGGAACTGGCCGCGCGCATCGCCCTGCCGATCAAGAAGGATGCGAAGGTGGCACAGGTGCTCCAGCAGCAGGCGGAAATTGCCCGGGCACGCGCCATCGCTGATGAGGAGAACAAGCGGGTGCATCGCCCGGTGCGCTATGCCAGCGATGCGGAATATGCCCGCGCCGGGATCGGTGATTTCGCATGACGGTGCGCGTTCCACAGGTCAATTTCTCGCGCGGTGAACTTGGGCCGCAGCTGTATGGCCGCTTCGATGTCGAGGCCTATGGCTCGACACTGCGCCAGGCGCGCAACGTGTTGGTGCTCAAGTACGGCGGTATCACCAAGCGGCCCGGCACCAGGCTAGTGGGTGAAGTGCTCGATGCCAGCAAGCCGACCCGGCTTGTTCCGTTCCAGTTCTCACTGACCCAGACCTATGCGCTCGAACTGGGTCAAGGCTACATGGCTCCGTGCGCAGTCGGCGGCAGGGTGCTGGAAGAAGAACTGGCGATCACCGGCATATCGAACGCTGCGCAGGCGGTGGTAACCGTCGCATATCATGGCCTGGCCGTAGGCGACTGGTGGTATTTCGACGGCGTGAAAGATGGCTTGGGCGATCTGCTGAACGGGCGGGCTTTCAAGGTGCTGACTATCGTTGATGACAGCCACTTCGCCGTGGCAGTCGATACTAGCGCAGCGCCAGCATTCACGGGGTGCGATGGTGGGATTACTCGGTCCGCGCCGCCCACTGTGCCGGTCGCGCCTGTGGTTCCGCCAGTAGTGCCCCCGCCCGACCCGCCAGCTACCGGTGGCGGTGGCGGTGGCAGCTTCAAAGGCACGCAGAGGTTCTGATGGGAGGCAATCGCATCTACAAGGTGGGCTCGCCCTACAACGGTGAGGAATTGGCGGAACTCGATTTCGAGCAGACCGCCGACACGATGTATCTGGCCCACATCGACCATGCCCCTGGCAAACTGGTGCGCGCCGGCCATACCGACTGGTCATTCCAGACCGTGACGTTCGGCCCCAGCATTATTGCGCCAGCGAGTTGCACAGCGACGGCGGCCACACCGAATACCGACAGCGATAACGGTGGCGCCAGTTACTTCCCGCAGCCTGCCAGCTATTGTGTAACGGCGGTGAACGATGACACCGGATATGAAAGCCGCGCGTCGAGCGAGGCTACGGTCACCAATGACCTGACCCTCAAGCGCAACTTCAACACGATCAACTGGTCTGCTGTGGCCGGGGCAACGCGATACAAGGTCTACAAGGCCGACAATTCGCAGTTCTTCGGCTATATCGGCAGCACCGACAGCACCACGTTTCGCGATGACAACATCGGCCCCGCGCTCGATCAGGCGCCGCCGCAGGGCAATAACCCGTTCGCCGCAGCGGGTGACTATCCGTCGACCGTCACGCTGTTCGAACAACGCTCGATGTGGGCCCGCACCAGCAATGTGCCGCACGGAGTCTGGGGCAGCCGATCGGGCCAGTTGGAAAACATGGACCGGTCGCGCCCGGCCATTGCCAGCGATGCGCTGTCGTTCGCCATCATGGCTGGGCGGGTCAATTCGGTGAACCACCTGGTGACCACCACCAGCCTGCTGGCCTTGACCTCTGACAGCGTATTCCACATCGATGGCGATGGATCGGGTGGCGTGCTCGATGCAACGTCGCCGCCAGCCACCCGCCGGCAGATCGGCCGCGGATCGTCGCGGCTGCCAGCCCTGGTCGTTGACAACGTGGTGTTCTACCAGCCCAGCGTCGGGCAGTCGGTTCGCACGATCGGCTATGATTTCACGATCGATGGCTTGAAATCCAACGATGTCTCGATCTTCTCGCCCCACTTCTTCGAAGGCATGAGCATCGTTTCCTGGTGCTATGCGCAGGAGCCGCGCAGCGTGATCTGGGCCGCGCGCGATGATGGCAAGCTGCTGTGCTTCACCTGGGAGCAGGAGCAGAATGTCTGGGGGTGGACCCTCTGCGAGACGGATGGGAATGTCGTCTCGGTCTGCTGCATATCGGAAGATGGCGAGGATCGCGTCTACCTCATGGTCGATCGCCAGGTGCAAGGCGTGACACGCCGCTTTGTCGAGCGCATGGTCAGCCATCGCTGGTCGGACGTGAAAGATTGCTGCTTTCTCGACTGCGCGGTTTCTGGTTCGTTCGACGCGGAGCAGACCACATTCACGGGGCTGTGGCATCTGGAAGGGCGCACCGACGTGGCGGGCCTGGTCGATGGCAAGGCGATCACCGGCCTGACCGTCACCAATGGCCGCCTGACGCTTCCGGATGACTTCGGTGGCGGCAAGGTGGCGAGCTTCGGCATTCCCTACGAAGTGACGGTCGAGACGCTGCCTGTCCGCATCAGCACGCAGGATGGCGGCAGCAATATGGGCCGGGTGCAGGCATTGGGCGAAGTGGTGGTGCGGCTGTCCAATACCCGGCAGATCAAGGCCGGCATCAACGAGGCAAACTTGTTCCCGCTCAAGTCCCGCATGGGCGAGGCCTATGGCGCGCCCGATGCGCTGATGAACGGCGAATATACCATCAACATGGCGAACAAGGCGCGCGATGAATGCGTGGTGCTGATCCGCCAGACCGCACCGCTACCCTTCACGATGCTGGCCATTGCCCAAGATCCAGAGATCTATGGCTAGGCTCGGCTCGGCCATCAGGATCGTGCCGGCCGAAGTCCGCCATGTCGGATACCTGGCGCACCACATGCGTGCAATCGATCAGCTGGAATGCCGGGCCATGGGGCGTGAACCGAAACAGGCTTTGCGCACAGGCATCATGACCAGCGCCAAGTGCTGGACCGCGCTGCTCGATGGCCGGCCGCATGCGATGTTCGGCGTGGTGGTGGAAAGCGTGCTGACGGGCGAAGCGGTGCCGTGGTTTCTGGGCACAGACGAGGTTTACCGGCATCCGCGCGAGATGCTGGCCTGGGGTCCGACCATCATCGATCGGCTTCACGATTCACGCCATACCCTGCGGAACCTAGTTTCCAGCCAGAACGCGCAGGCCATCCGGCTGCTGAAACGCTGGGGCTTTGCGGTTGATGAAGAGGAAGTGGGCGTGCGCGGGGTGATGTTTCGCCGGTTTTCCAAGGAGCCTTGCTGATGTGCGCGCCTGCCCTACCGATCATTGCGGCCGGCATGGCTGTGGCCGGCACAGCGGTCAAGACGATCAGCGCCATGCAGCAGGCCACCGTGCAGGCGCGCGTTGCTGATGCCAACGCCGCGGCGGAACGCGATGCCGCCCAGCAGGATCAGCAGAATGCGCAGCAGGCCGCCCTGCAGCGGTATCGGGAGATCGCGCGCGTTAAAGGGCAGCAGGCCGTGGCGGCAGCAGCCAATGGTGTGTCGCTCGACTTCGGCACGGCCGCCGATGTGGTCAGCGATACCGATATGCTGGGCCGTGAGGATGTGGCGAATATCTACCGCCAGGGCAGCAACACGCTGCGTAGCCACGACATCAACGCTGCCAACTACGGCGCGCAGGCGAATGCGGCACGGGCATCACGCACCAACGCTTTGATCAGCGGCGCGCTCGACATGGGTTCGACGGTGCTTGGCACGGCCAGCCAATATGGCGCATTCAAGGGTGGCGCCGGCTTCTCGGCATCATCGATCGACTATGGCAGCATGGCAAAGCAGGCCAAAAAGGCCGGTGCCACCGCCTACAGCTTGATGGGTTCCTGATGCCCAAGGCCCCGCAATATCAGCAGGCCACCAGCGGCGCCGCGCCAGTCAGTGCCCGGCTGCAGGCGCCTCCCCCGGTCGCCAATGGTCTGGGGGATGGTCTGCAGCATCTGGGGGAGGTCATCGACAAGATCTCGCTCCAGCATGACGATACAGTGGCGCGGCAGCAGGTTCTGGCGGTGCAGCCGATGCTTTCGGATGCCTTGACGCAGTTCAAGACGCAGCAGGGCGGCAATGCTGTCGATGGTCTGCCGGCAGCGCGCAAGCAGCTGGACGACATCCGCAAGCAAGGGCTGGATGGCCTGAAAAGCCCGCGCGCGCAGCAGATCTTCTCCCAGCATTTCGACACGCTCTATGCCTCGGCGTTGGGAGACATGAACGGCCATGCGATCCAGCAGGCGGCGGTGCAGCGCAAGACCGTTCTGGGTGCGGAACTATCGACTGCGCAGGATGCCGCTGCCGGCCTGGTCGATAGCCCCGCTGATCTGCGCGCTGCTGTGGGTGTCGTTGGTCAGAAGGCGCAGGCCTATGCCGACTTTGCCGGCCTGGGCGAAGCGGGTGCGCAGTATGTCAAGCAGCAGCAGGGCGCCGTCTATGGCATGGCCATTGATCGCCTGGTGAAAGACGACAAGGTTGATCTGGCCTCAGCGCTGTTCGATGCGCACCACGATGAAATGACGTTCGAGCAGCGCAACAGCGCGCTTGATGCCCTGCGCGAGCCCATGCAGCGCCGTGATGCGGCGAATGGGTTCCTGGAGGTGACAGCTGGCCTAGGGCCTTCTCGTGGCGCTCCTGCCGCGCCTGAGGGCCAACCTGGCGGCCGGGTCCAGATGCCGGTGGCCAATGGCCATGTGACGAATACCTTCGAGCAGCACAGGGAGCGTGGTTCTGCTGGACTGGATATTGGCGCGCCGCTGGGCGCAGCCATCCACCCGATTGCCGGCGGCACCGTCGAGGCGGTTACCCAAGACGATCGCGCGGGCCGCTGGGTTAAGGTCAAGCATCCCGACGGCACGACATCGACCTATGCACACATGGGCAATCAATCGGTGAAGCCGGGCGATGTTGTGACGCCTGACACGGTGTTGGGCACGGTGGGGATGACGGGCCATACCACTGGCCCGCATGTGCATCTGCGGGTTCGGGGTGCTGATGGTGCCGATCTCGATCCGCAGAAGGTGATCGGTGGCCGTGCAGGTGAAAGCACTCTGGTTGGCTCGCCGCAGGCCGCGCGCAACTGGGATCAGGCTTCCGTGATCGCGCAGATCGACAAGCGCAGCGACTGGTCGTTCGAAAAGCGCGAGCGGGTGAAGGCCTATGCCCGTCAGCGCATGGGCCAGGACGAGCAGGCGCTCAACGATCAGTTCCAAGACGCGGCCGACAACGTGCACCAGTGGATCGGCAACTACCAGGCCAACCACAACGGCGATTATCCGCCGCCCGATGCGCTGCCGTCCACCCTGTTGGGGCGCATGAAGCCGTCTGATGCAGCGGAATTGCGCGGCAGCATGGCGAAGGCGCTCAAGGCCAAGACCGATGAGGCTGAGCGCAAGGCGCAGGACATGACCTCGCTGGGGGCCACGCTGCGCATGTATAACGATCCGCAGGGCTTCATGCGGGCCGATCTGCCCAAGGAATACATGGGCAAGGTATCATCGAGCGATTTTGCCCAATTGGTGACAGCACAGGCCCGAATGCGCCAGGATGCCAGCAAGCCGCAGGCGTGGGAGCCGTTCAAGGATTCGGCAACGGCTCTGGCGCAGTATTCCGCGTTCAACAGCCTTGATCTCAAGGACAAGGACAAGGCTGCCGCGCTCCAGACGATGAAGGCGCAGGCTGATGCGTTCGTGGCCAAGAATGCTCGGCCGCCGTCCTCATCCGAATGGTATGACATTGCCCGCCGGGCCACGCGTTCCGTCTCGACGCCGGGCATGCTGTGGGGCACGAACGAAACGCCGCTGTATAAGGCCGCCCCAACCAGCGAGCAGCGCAGCGCCGTGGTGGACACGTTCAAGCGGGTGTTCAAGCGGGCGCCGACCGATGACGAAGTGCTCTACTGGTATCGGCAACAGCAGGCAGGCGCTGCGATTCAGTGACCGATATGGGCGGGGTATTCCTGCCCAATGCCGGATTTCATCACGCCCGCCCAGCCTTGGAACACCAGCGGCGCCATGCCGCGCCCATTGCAATCGCCCATGGCGCAGGATCCGCTGGCAGATGCGATGCGCCGAGAGCGCGATGCTCAGACCCGGCGCAACATTGTCGAGGCCCAAGCGCCAGATCAGGTGGCGCAGGCAACTGCGCTAGCGCGCCAGATGGGTGCCATGCCTGCCGATGTAGAGGGTATGGTGGGAGAGGCCGAGAAGGCCTTGCGCGCGAACAACTTCGGCAAGCTCATCGACCAGCATCCGACCATTGGCGAATGGGCGGCCGGTGATCCGCGTAGCGCCGTGGCGGCGTCGGATGACACCAAGAGCCTGGGCATTTTGGGCAGCGCCTGGGATATGCTCAAGAAGCTGCCAGGGCGTATCGGCGCCGGGACGTTCGATGCTGCGGCGGGGCTACGCGAGTTCACCGACACGCTGGTGCTGCCCGCCGACTATCTGAATTATGGCTTCGATGCCGTGGCCACGACCGTATTGCAGCAGGCCGGTCTGCGCGCCGGCTATGATCCCGACAAGGCGTTTGCGCAGCAGCAGGCCTGGCGCGCTGCTGGCCGCCAGCAACTGCGCAACGAAGCGGCTTCGATCCGCCAGAATGCGATCGGCAACAACTTCTGGACCGAAAGTGCCCTGTCAGGGATGGAAAGCATCCCGCTGACCGTCGCGGCGGCGATGACGCGCAATCCCGAATTGGCGACCGCTATCCCAGCCACGTCGGTAGGCGGGAATGCCTATGCCAAGGGCAAGGCCAAGGGCCTGAGCGGTGCTTCGGCGCTGACCTATGCGATGACGCAGGGCGGAACCGAATACATCACCGAGAAGATGCCCGCGAGCCACCTGGTGGAAGCGCTGGTGCAGAAGACGCCAGTGGGCAAGGCAATCCTGGGCCAGCTGGTGCACGAAATCCCCGGCGAGCAAATCGCCACGGTCGTGCAGGATCTTTCGGACTGGGCTTCGGTCAATCCTGATCAGACCTTTGGCGACTATCTCAGGGAGCGGCCTCAAGCGGCGCTGGCGACGCTGATCGGCACCGTGGCTGCCACTGGCGCGCAAACCGGTGGCGCGGTGCTGATGGATCGGGCGGCACAGAAGGCGGCAGAGCGGTTCCAGCGGCCAGCGGCTGAGGCAGCACGCGCAGCGCAGGACGGTCAGGCGCTCAATCTGATGGCCAAAGCGGCGGAAGGATCAGCACTGCGCCAGCGCGATCCAGAGGCCTATGCGGCGCTGCTGCGCGTGGCCAGCGACAACGGCCATATCCCGCAACAGGTCTATGTGCCCGCCGAAGCGATCACGGCCTACCAGCAGTCGGACAGCTACAACCAGTTCGACGATCCGCTGGCCGATTACCAGAGCCAGATTGCCGAGGCACAGGCCACTGGTGGCGATGTGGTACTGCCATCGGATTTTGCCCTTACCGCGCTGCCCGGCACCCCGGCCTGGGCGGCAATCAAGGATGATATCCGGCTGCGGCCGGGCGGCATGTCGCTGCGCGAGGCGCAGGCCTTCCAAGAGGACCATGCGCAGCGTGTTTCCGAGGTGGAGCAGGCATTCCAGGATGGCATCAAGCCGACCTTGCCTGATCTCTATCACGGTGGCCGGGAGGGGATGACGGTCAACGACATCGCCATCATCCGCACCGATGGCCAGAAGCAGGGCAAGAAGGGCCGCGTCTATGGCGGGTTCTATGCCACCGGCAAGCTGGACGAGGCACAGGGCTATGCCGACATGGGCGAAGGTGGCGGTAAGGTCTATCGCGTGGACTTGGCGCCGGGCGCGACGGTGGAAAACAGGGAGGGCGATATCACGCGCCTGACGCCGGAGACCATCGACGAATACCGCGCGCGTGGCGTTGACGTGGTGGTGGGCAAGGATCCGCGCGGGCGTACCGAATATGCGGTGATTAACAAGGACGCGATCAAGGGCTTGAGCGATCCGCAGGCCCGCGAGGCCTCCATCGATCAGCGCGCAGCCATGGTCGATGCGCGCACGCAGGAACTGCAGAATGCGGGCATCCCAGCACGCATGGCGGGCATCTATGCCGAACTGGACGTCCTGCGCGCGGCGGTACGCGCAGAGCGCAATGGCCGGCCGCTTGATCCCAAGGACTTCGGCTCAACCATTCGCGCCGTGCTGCCTGAGCGCCTGGCCGAAATCCAGCGCGCCGACCAGTGGGACACCGTGATCCATGCCATGCGCAAGCGCGCGCCGGCTGAAATCCCGCAGGGCAAGACGCTGCTGGAATGGATCAACGATCGCGGCGGCGTCAACGATGTAGGCGGCGACCTCAAGGCTATGGGGCTCGACCGCTGGCACATGAACGACAAGGGCAAGAAGCCCGTCCCCATCAAAGGTCGCCGGCAGATCATTCGCGCCTATGATCCGCGCCAAGCCGAAATGGCAGGAGCAATTTCGGGCAACGGCGAATATGGTCTCGATACCACGCTGTCGACCGCGATCGATGAGGGCTATTTCCCGGAATTGCAGGCAGCACAGTTTGAGGCTGGACCCAGCACGATCGATCAGAACCAGCTGCTGGATGCCATCCGCGCAGAACTGGCGGGCAAGCCGCGCTATGCCGAAGCGCCCAAGATCGATCCGGCCCGGGCGGCAGCGGATGACCTGCGTGCCATGCTGGAGGACACGGGGCGCGATCCTGATGCAATGACCGATGCCGAGATCCGCGCAGCGATCAAGGACTATGCTGCCGGCGCACAGAGCCAGGGGTATGAGCAGGCCACCGACGCGCGGATTGAATCGGTGGCCCATGCCATCGATGAATTGAGCAGTGGATCGAGCGAGGCGGTGGTTCACGACCTGCGCCCCGACCTCAAGCAATTCGGCGGCGATGCCGACGTGCATCTGGTGATGGGCGACAACAAGAAGGGCATTGCGCATATCCTGGCCCAGCGGTCACCCGACGTGCTGGGCAATGTGTTGCGCGCCGTGGCGATCGGCACCGACGTGTCGTATCAGGAAGCCAAGCGGACGGTGCGCATTTCGCACAATGGCTATACCGCCGTGCTGTCCCTCGACGAACACGGCAAGACCAAGACCTGGCTATTGACTGGTTGGGAAGATGACCGGCCCGATGCAAAGGGCAAGGTTGGTACTAAGTCCCCCGCTACGCAAGACGCCCCTACGTTTAGTCGTGACGAATTGGGAGCGAGCCGGTCAGCCCTTATATCGGCGTCGCGCGAATTGCGTCAAGGGTCAGAGGGTGGCCCGCGCGGGCGCTTCATCCCCGGCCAAAATGGGCGCGGCGGCACGATCGAGCTTTTCCAGAGCCGCAACCCTTCGACGCTGATCCACGAGTTCGGCCATCAATGGCTGGAGGAACTGCGCGCCGACGCCATGCACTCGGAAGCGAGTGACCAGCTGCGCAGCGACTGGGAGACGGTCAAGGCGTGGTTCGCCAGCCTGGGCTATCCTCTGGCCGACGACGGCGCGATCCCAGTGGAGGCGCACGAATACTGGGCGCGCGGCATTGAGCGCTACCTGATGGAGGGCAATGCGCCGTCCACCGGGCTGGCGCGCCTGTTCGAGACGGTGCGCGGGTGGATGCTGGCGATCTATCGCAAGGTCGATGCCCTGCGCTCCCCGATCAGCCCGGAAATTCGCCAGGTGTTTGATCGCATGCTGGCGACGGATGATGAGATCACGGCTCAACGCAATGCCCTGTCGATGCAGCCGGCCATCAGCGATCCCAAGGCCATGGGCATGACCGGGGCAGAGTTCGACGCCTATACCCAGATGGCGCAAGGTGCGCGCGACAAGGCCAATGCCGATCTGCTGGCCAAGGCCATGGCGGCAATCCGCCGGCAGCGTACCAAGGCCTGGAACGATGAGCGGGCAGCTGCGCGCGCGGATGAGGCAGAACGGCTTGATGCCGCGCCGCTGCTGAAATCGCTGCGCATGATGCGCGATACCCCCATCGATCGCGAATGGCTCGAAGATCGGTTTGGCCGCGACGTGCTCGATCTGCTGCCCAAGCAGGTGCCGCCGATCCACAAGCTGGGCGGGGCTAATCCCGATGCACTGGCGGAAATGGCGGGATTCGACAGCGCGCAGCAGATGATCGAGGTACTGATCGGTGCCCAGCGCCAGCATGTGGAGGCAAAGGCATCTGGAGATGCGCGCGGCCTGCGCCAGCGCATGATCGACAATGCCGCCGATGCCGAAATGCAGCGCCGCCATGGTGATGATCCGCTGAGCGATGGCAGCATCGAGGAAGAGGCCATTGCCGCGGTGAACAACGACTTGGCTGGGGATCTGCTGGCCACTGAACTGCGCTATCTCGGTCGGCGGGCAGGAAAGCAGGCCACGCCATATCAGGTGGCGCGCGCATGGGCTCGGCAGACGGTGCGCGGTGGGGTGATCGTGGAACAGGCCAGCCTGGCGGCTATCCAGCGCCACACCAAGGCCGTTGCCAAGGCTGGGCGCGAGGCTGAGAAAGCGATCTTGGCCGGCAAGATGGATGAGGCGTTCGCGGCCAAGCAGCGGCAGCTGCTGTCATCGGCCCTGCTGTCCGAATCCAAGGCAGCCTATGACGAGGTGTCGCGCGCGCATGATCGCCTCGCGGCCATCGCCAAGCGGCGCACGATGAAATCGGTCGATCAGGACTATCTGGAGCAGGCCCACGCCTTGCTCGATGCCGTGCAGCTGGGGCCGCGCTCGCAAAAGTCGATCGAGCGCCAGGGCAAGTGGGAGACCTGGGCCGCGCAACAGGAAGCCGATGGCGTCGATGTGGTGGTGCCGCGCAGCTTCGAGGCGACGCTGCGTGGCACGCACTGGTCGCGCCTGACGGTCGAAAACCTGCTGGGGCTGAACGATGCCGTCGAGCAGGTCATGCACCTGGGCCGCCTCAAGCAGACGCTGCTGGACAACCAAGAGCAGCGCGAATGGGACGACATTTTCAAAGAGGCTGTGCAGGCGGCCGCAAACATCCAAGGCGCGCCGCCTCGCGACCTGACCGATCCCTCGGTGCTGGAGGCCATCAAGGCCAATGCCCTGGCGCTGGATGCCTCGCTGCTCAAGATGGAAACCGTGTTCGACTGGCTCGATGGTGGCGATCCCAACGGCGTGTTCAACCGCATCGCGTTCCGTCCGATTGCCGAGGCGCAGGACCGCGAGAACGCGATGCTGGCCGATTACTACGGCCGGATCAAAGCGCTGTTCGAAGCGGTGCCGGCTGAGGATGCGGCACGCTGGCGCGACAAGATGGAAATGCCCTGGACCGATGTGGCCACTGGCGGCCCGATGCGCATGGAACGGTCGAAGGTGATCGCCATGGCGTTGAACATCGGCAATGCCGGGAATTTCCAGCGCTTGGCTGATGGCTATCGGATCAATCCTGGTGCGATCGAGAACTATCTCAACGACACGCTGACCGCCGGGGAATGGCAGTTCGTGCAGAGCGTATGGGACACAATCGACATGCTGTGGCCGATGATCGAGGGGCTGGAGCGGCGCGTTAACGGCGTGGCGCCTGAAAAGATCGAGCCGCGCGCATTCGACACGCCGCATGGCCCGATGCGCGGCGGCTATTACCCCGCCATCTACGACACGACGCGCGACTATCGCGCGGAAGAACGCGGCGGCAAGGAAAGCGATCTGCTGGGCGCGAACTATACCAAGGCCACCACGCGGGCCCGGGCGACGAAAGAGCGCGCCGAGAAGGTCAAGGCGCCGATCCTGCTCGACCTGGGCGTGATCAACCGGCACCTGGGCGAAGTGATCCACGATATCACGCACCGCGAGGCCGTGATCCAGGCTAATCGCTTCCTGACCAGCGAGCGGGTGTCGCGCGCAGTTGATGCGGCGCTCGGCCCCGAGATTCGCAAGCAGTTCCGTCCCTGGGTCAAGTTCGTGGCCAATAGCTGGGCGATGGAACGCGCCGGCAACGAAGGGTTCGGCAAGTGGCTGGGCAAGCTGCGGGCGAATGTCACCGTGGTGGGCATGGGCCTGCGCGCAACCACGATGCTGACCCAGATTGCCGGCTATTCCAACTCGGTCGAGGTAGTCGGCGCCGGGCCGATGGCAAAGGCTATTGCGCAGTTTTCGGCATCGCCAATCGAGACCGCACAGTTTGCCTTGGAGCGCTCGGGCGAACTGCGCGCGCGCATGGACACCCTGGACCGCGACATCAGGAATCAGATCAACGCCATGGCCACGGTCAACCCAGTGGGGAAGCTCGCCCGCCAGGCGTTGGATGCCAAGCGTTTCATGTTCCACGGCATTGGCTATATGGATCGCGTCGTGTCCGTTCCCACGTGGATGGCTGGGTACTCGAATGCGATTGCAACCGGCGCCACGGAAGCCGATGCGATCTATGCTGGCGACAAGGCCGTGCGCCAGTCGCAGGGATCTGGTTCCCCCAAGGACATGGCGGCGATCGTGCGTGGAACGGGCAAGTGGGGCGAGGCCACCAAGCTGTTCACGATGTTCTACAGCTATTTCTCGGCGCAGTATCAGCGCCAGCGTACCTTGGCGCGTGATGCCGGCGGCGCCGATGCGCGGCGATCGCGCAACCTGCCTAAGCTGACCGCGCGCGCATTCTTCCTGCTGGTTGTTCCGCCGCTGCTCACAGAACTGATCAAGGCTGGCGTGACTGGTGGCGGTGGGCCCGACGATGACGAGTGGTGGAGCGAATGGATATCGCGCAAGATGCTGGCGAATGCGATTGGTCCGATTCCTTTGGCGCGCGACGTGTTCGAGCCGACTTGGAATGCAGTTGCGGGCAACCGCGTGTTCAGCGCCTCACTGACCCCGATGCAGCGCGCGGCCGATAGCCTGGCGCAGGCCGGGCGCGACGTAGGCAAGTTGGCGCGCGGCCAGGAGACAAAGCACGCCACCAAGGATGTGCTGGAAACGACCGGCTATCTCACCGGCCTGGTGCCCGGCCAGGTGGCGAGCGCAACGCAGTTCCTGGTCGATGTCGGCCAGGGCAATGCCGATCCGCAAAGCGTGGGCGACTGGATCGAGGGCCTGACTACGGGCAAGGTCAAGGACGAATAACCCCACGCGATTCACGCGTAGGGGGCTGGCCCATAGACCCATCGGAACACGCAACCGGTGGGTTTTATGGCTGTCTCCACGACCAATGCATTCGACGGACCGTTCATCGCCAATGGCGTGGCAACCACGTTTCCGTTCACCTTCACGGCGCTGACCGATGCTGATGTGACGGTGGAAATCGATGGTGCGGCGGTTTCCGGGTATAGCGTCACCATTGCTTCGGGCGGCGGCGGCTCGGTCATTTTCGACAGTGCGCCTACCAGCGGTGAAATCTATATCCTGCTGGAGCCTTCTTTCGAGCAGCTGACACAATTCGAGGACGGCTCTGGCTGGCTGGCGTCGCCGGTCAACCGGGTGAATGACCGAGCAGCGCTGCGCGATCAGCGCAATCGGCGCGATACCGATCGGGCACTCAAGGTGCCGATGGGTGAAAGCCCACCGCCTATGGCCTCGCTCGCCGGCAGCGATGGCAAGGCCCTGGGCATTGTTGATGGCGTGATCCAGCCTGTGCCGTTCAATGGTGCTGATGGGGCGCAGTCGGCTGCTGATGCCAATGCCTCCAAGCTGGGGGCGCAGACGGCGCAGGGGCTGGCGGAAGCCGCGCGTGATGCCTCGATCACGGCCAAGGGGCAGAGCGAGGCGGCGCGCGATGCAGCGGCTGCGCAGGTTCCCCTGGCGAGTGCACAGGCCCTTGCAGCGCAGGTTCAGGCGAATAACGCGGCGATTGCGGCGCAGCAGGCGCAGGCCGCCGCGCTGGGGCTGCCGCTCTACCCTATTCTCAACGCGGCGACGGCTGTAGGCGGCTCCAATATTCTGCCTAAGGGCATTGTTACTGGCACGGTCGGCGGCACGGCGGTCAGTGGTGCGACGATAGGCACTTATCCGCTGACCGCGACCGGCGGCGACTTCACGGGCGTGATTGCCAACCTGGTGGTGTCGTCTGCAACGTCGGCCGCGATTGCTGTTGCTGATCCTGGCCGTACGTTAGCGGCCAGTCCCACGGCTCCGACCTGGGCGAAGCCTTCGGGTGCGACGCTGCCGTCGGGAACAACGCTCACCGCGAACATCGGTGACAAGATCACGGCGGGCAATGGCCAGACCTATCTGACGCCGAATATGGCCGGCACGGCGCTGCTTTATTGGCAGAATACTGGAACCGGTGTCCCGGTGGCTGTTAATGACCCTACTGGCGCCCAAATTTCCCAACCGCTGTCCGGCCCGGTAAACACGCTGCTGGCAATTCTTGCGCGCGTCCTCAAATACCCTGGCTGGTTGATGGCCATCAAGGGATCAGGTCGGCGTTTGGTTTGGGGGATCAAGGATAGCGGCGCGGTCTGGTCCTACTTGTCCGAGATCGTAACGCTATGAGGTGGTCCCGCCTTCCTGGACAGGTTTGCGGCAAAATTAAGCTCAAACCGGTGTCGTCATGCCGCGAGTTTGGTCATCAGATCATGGGGGGC